AAAAAACTTAGTATATTTAACAATGAACCAAATAGTATAAGCAATAATAAAAGGAATTCCAAAATAAATCGCAAATAATATCATGATTTGAGTCATCAACATAGCATTGTCCATCGTCATTTTATCCGATTCAGTCAAAGGAGCATAAGGTCGTAACCTAAAGAATTTATCGTGTTCTCCAGTAGCATGAATTTTTATACGTTGTTTCTCTAATGTTTTCATACTTATCTTACTTTCGGGAATTTTGAGTAAATTTCTTAAATATGCAGGACTTTTCCCCAATGGAATTAATAATGGAATTACTCTAAATAATATTTGATGCAACACATATACTAAAAGAAACACTAATATTAAATCATATAAAAACATTAAATCTGGTCTAGAAGACATCGTCGAACCATATCTATTGTTCCACGAATACTGGAAACCATATATTATATCCATAAATTTATTTTTTGTTTTAGAAACTTCTTTATTAACTTCGTTATCTACTATTCCCGCAAAATTATTAACATTTTTATTTATATTTTCTTTAACATCCGAAAATTTTTTGGATATTTTCCGTTTGTTTTTATCTAATTTATGGGTTGATTTACAATATAAACCTTTGACCATCTTAATAAATTATAACATTTTAATTTACTAAAATATCTCACTTCTTCCATAATTATCCAAAGTAAAATATTGGATTTTAGACGAAGAAAAACACATCTTTTTACCATGTAGGTATTTACATTTATTGTTTCCTTGAGAATCGCCATTAAACACTATATTCACGTTATTACAACCTTTAAGCACATTTAATAAACCGTCGTTAAGCACTCCCTCATTATTATTTATTTCGTGGATTTGTTTATGAACAAATAACATTCCGTTAATATTATTATTTATTTTACATACTTTATCCAAATAATTAAGTTGGTTGATGTTCATATTATTTCCATTCGAATCAAGCAAAACAACAAAATAAAAATACTTATTATTCAATGATAACTTTACTAATTGGTTGGTTAAACCACCATAATAATATTGACGATAATTTAAAGAATGACGTGACAAATAATCATATACTTTTTCCTTCAAATATAATTTATTTTCACTTTTACCAAAATTATAAATAAAAGGAATACTATTGTTTGTCATAATCTTATTTAACCTATCAACAGATGACAAAGTGTTAGAATTATCCATAATATTACCATTCAAAATCACTAAATCAGGCTTATTATCAACAATAGTTTTATTTAAATCATATTCAAAATTATCCTTTTTCAAATGTAAATCACCCAAAATTGCAATCTTGAAAGTTCCATCTTTATTAAACTTAAGTTCGGAAAATTTGATATTATCAATTATATCACGTGGAAAATTCCCATATGTTTTATTGGTAAAGTAACTCGTTTTAGATACATTTTGAAATATCAAAACACCTAAAATACCAAATAAAATCGTAGTGTTAAATTTGGTTAGCATACTGCTGTCGCCAGTAAATCGTTTCGAAAACAACTTTGAATATTTTTTATTTATTCTAAACATTAATAATATATATACATATATTGTCAATGTTTATATATTTGTCCATAAAAAAAAATTGAAATCATTATATAAACCATGGAAAAGAATAGTATTTATAATGCCTAAGACTAAAAGCATAGAAGAATTATACCAAAAGAAAACTCAATATGAACATATTTTAGATTGTCCTGACACTTACATTGGCGATCCTTCGATGACAACAGAACCAAGACAAGTAATAGTTAGACATGATGATGAAAACATGAAAATCGAATTTAAACAAGTCAAATTTTCGCCAGGTTTAATTAAAATTTGTGATGAAATTATTGTCAATGCTAGGGATCAACAAGTAAGAAATACAGGTTTAACAGAAATTAGGATGAACATAAATGGAAATCAGATAACAGTTTATAATGACGGAGAAGGCATTCATACAGATGTTCATCCTGAATTTAAAATATATGTTCCAGAACTAATATTTAGTCATTTATTGACATCCACTAATTACGATAAAAAAGAATCAAAAATTACTGGTGGTAAAAATGGATTTGGAGCAAAATTAACTAATATATATTCAAAATATTTTAAGATCGAGACATCGTGTAATAGCACTAAAGAAACATTTTCACAATTATTTGAAGATAATATGCTTACTAGACATGAACCTATTATTACTAAAAAAAAGAGAAGTAATCATCCATTTACTAGGATTACATTTGTCCCTGATTTTGCTAAATTTGGTTTAGAAGAACTTACTCAAGACATATATGAATTGTTGGAAAAACGAATGTATGATTTATCTGCTTGTCTTCCATCTAATATTTCAGTGTATTTCAATGATAATTTAATTAAATATAATAATTTAGAGAAATATTGCAAACTTTATTTCCCTGAAATTGAACATAAAGACATTGTTTGTGAGAAAGTCAATGAACGATGGGAAGTGTTAGTAACACCAACTCCGTCTGATGATCATTTTCAACAGGTTAGTTTCGTTAATGGAATACATACCGTTAAGGGTGGAAAACACGTAGATTATGTGGTTAATCAAATTACTAAAAAAGTTGCGGAACAAATTAAAATAAAAAAACGAAAAGCAGTGAAAACAAATTATATCAAAGATAATTTATATGTATTTATCAATTGTACTATTGTTAATCCAAGTTTCGATAGTCAAACTAAAGAATATTTGGTGACTAGACATGATAAATTTGGTAGCACATGTGAAGTAAGTGAAAAATTCATTGAAAAATTATGTAAAACAGAATTAGTTGATAGAGTTTTGAGTTTCACGGAATTTAAAGAACAGAATGATCTCAAAAAAACAGATGGAAAAAAACGTGGGTTAATCCGAATTCCTAAATTGGAAGACGCCAATTTGGCGGGAACTAGTAAAGGTAAAGATTGCACTATGATTTTGACGGAAGGAGATTCTGCAAAAGCATTCGCTATCAGTGGTTTGAGTATCGTTGGAAGGGATTATTATGGAGTTTTTCCTTTGAGAGGAAAATTTATTAATGTTCGTGACAAAACACCAAATGAAATTGGTAAAAATCAAGAAATTATTCATTTAAAACAAATCATGGGATTACAATCGGGAAAGGAATACAAAACGGTAGATCAACTAAGATATGGAAAAATCATGATTTTGACAGATGCGGATGATGATGGAAGACATATTAAAGGTTTGATTATTAATTTTATTGAACATTTCTGGCCCAGTCTATTAAATATTGATGATTTTGTTAAATCTTTTTCAACTCCCGTTGTTAAAGTAACCAAAGGAACATTATCTGAACAATTTTACACCATGGGTGAATATGAAAATTGGAAAGATGCTAACCAAAACGGTAAAGGTTGGACAAATAAGTATTACAAAGGATTAGGAACTTCTACCAGTAGCGAGGCTAAATCCTATTTTAAAGAAATGGATAAATGTCAATTAGACTATTATGTTGATGAACAAGAAGAATGTCGCAAAGCCATCATGTTAGCATTTACCAAAAGTGATAAAAAAGATGCTAGTGATGGAAAAACAAAATATTCTGATAGAAGAAAAGAATGGTTGAGTAAATATGATAAAAATGTATTTATTGAAAACACACAACAAAAAATTACTTTCACCGATTTCATTAATAAAGATTTAATTCATTTCAGTAATTCTGATAATATTCGTTCTATTCCAAACATTATGGATGGTCTAAAACCTAGCCAACGTAAAATTTTATATGGATGTTTGAAAAGAAAATTATATAATGAAGTTAAAGTATCACAATTAAGTGGATATATTAGTGAAAATACGGCTTACCATCATGGTGAAGCAAGTTTGCAAGGGACTATTGTGGGACTTGCACAAAATTATGTTGGTAGTAATAATATTAATATTTTAAAACCCAATGGGCAATTCGGAACTAGATTAACAGGTGGTAAAGATCATGCTAGTAGTAGGTATATTTATACTGAATTAAACGGATTAGTAAAAAATATATTTAATGAATATGATATTCCATTACTAACAAGTAATTATGATGATGGTAATGTAATTGAACCAATATACTATGTTCCAATTATCCCAATGATATTGGTTAATGGAACGGATGGTATTGGAACTGGATACAGCACATCCATACCAACATATAATCCAATGGATATTATTAATAATATTAAACATTTATTGAATGATGAAGATATTACAACAATGAAACCATGGGCTATGGGATATAAAGGACAAATTAATGAAATTACACAAAATAAATACATAAGTAAGGGAATTTATAGTTTCATAGATTTAAATACAGTAGAAGTTACTGAATTACCACTTGAATCATGGACAGATCAATATAAAGAAGATATTGAAAATAAATGGATATATGACGAGAAAACTAATAAAACAGGTTTTTTGGTAGGATATGAAAACCACTCAACCGATAATTCAGTCAAATTTATATTGAAATTCAAACCTGGAACATTAACATCACTTAGATCAAATATTGATAAATTGGAAAAAATGTTAAGAATGTCAGCATCAATGACATCCACTAATATGCATTTATATGATAGTGAAGAACATATTAAAAAATACAATACAGTAGAAGATATTTTACGGTATTTTTATGGTGTTAGATTGAATATGTATTTCAAAAGAAGAGAATATTTAATTAAAAAACTATCACGAGAATTAAATATTATTGAATTTAAAATTAAATTTATTGAAAATATCATGGATGAAACGATTGTTATTTTCAGAAAGAAAAAAGACGAAGTTGTCGAAATTTTAGAAGATAACGGTTTTCCTGTTTTCAATACATCTGGAAATATTATGGATGATAAATGTGATGAGAGTGGTAGTTACAAATATCTTACATCTATGGCGATTCAAACATTCACTTATGAAAATATAGAAGAACTCAAAAAATCATTTGAACAAAAACGTGGAGAACTCAATGATGTTGAAAGTAAAAACGAAAAAGAATTATGGTTGGAAGATTTATTACTTCTTGAAGAAAATTACATGATTTTTCACAATGACTATATTGAATCCATAAATAACGAAACATGTGGTAAAATTTCTAAAAAATTTAGAAGAAAAAAAAAATTGAAATAAAAAAGTTCTGAACTTTATATAGTGAATTGTTGTGGTGGAACTAACCCACCCACCATAACATCATTTTCCACTGTTATAAACATATGTTTATAACAGCGATCAAAAAAATTTTTTATTTATTTTTTTTAATAATCTTTTTTCAAATTTACCATAACTGCATTTTTCTTTTTTCCTATAGTGCCATTATTTTCATCATCGTCGTCATCTTGCATACCTTGCGAATTCAAATTAAATCGTGGATTATATTCTCTGGCACTTTTTTTCCAAAAATGATCTAAACATAATCTAAATTCTGGGTGTGGTTCTGCTTTATACCAAAATACCTGATCTTGTAATTTATTCGATTTCGAACCGTTATGTATAACCAAACATTGATAATCTTCAGTACAAGAATCCATTACTTGACAAAAAATATCAAAACAAGGAAACATTCCTGCATATTGTTCATATATTCTTTTTCTGTTTTGTATCATATTTTCCCTTAATATAAATACATAATCAACATTCGAACGCAACTGTGGAGGAATACCCATGATATATTGCATAGTAAGTATGAAAAAAAGTTTCTGATGGCGTCCATTCATAAACGCATATCTTATATTAACATCTCGTGTCCATTTACTATCATACATACAATCATCCAATAAAAGAAACGCACGTGAATCAATATTTGCATATTTATGATCATTCATTTTTTTGTAATTTATTAATTTTTGTCTTTTAATTACTTTTTCAACTAATTCTGGGGTATATGTATCATGAATAAAAATAGGAGGTATTTTTGTGCTATATGTTTGATTTGCACCTTCTGTGGCGGAAATAACCGTTCCTATGGGCATATCTTGATTATGGAATAACAGATCTAGCGTCAAATATGTTTTACCTGTATTTCTTTTACCTATGAAAATCACCACACTATCGTCTTTTATTTGACTCATTTTAAATTTCTTTAACCTTAAATTGAACGTAGGAGTTGCCATTTTAATATGTATAAAGATAATTATTTTTTATTTATAACACTACATAAAGGTTTGTTTATAAATAAAAAATAAAATGACAAATTTTGAAAAAGTTAGACAATTCCACCGAGTATTTGGTTTATTGGATACAGACAAGTTGCAAACCAATGTTTTCACTGACAAACCTGAATTGGTCAAACTAAGACTCGATTTAATTAAAGAAGAAGTAACTGAACTAGAAGAAGCCATGAAAAACCATGATATGACTGAAGTTATTGACGCACTCAGTGACATTTTGTATGTTGTTTATGGTGCAGGTGCTAGTTTTGGAATAGATTTAGATGAAACTTTTGATATTGTTCATAAATCAAATATGAGCAAAAGTTGTAAATCAGAAGAACAAGCCATTCGGAGTGTTGAAAATTATGTTAAATTATATGGTGAAAATAAATGTTCCTATGATAGTCCAGCATATCGATATGATAAGGAAAATGATTTATACGTAATATATAATAAATCAACAGGCAAAATTTTGAAAAATATTGATTATGAAACTGCTAAATTTTAGGGAAGGGGACTAGTCCCCTTTAAAACGAGGGGACGACTGAAAATTCTTCGAATTTTCAACCCCTTCAAAACCCCTTTATTTTTGGCTACGCCAAAAAGGGTTCATTTTTTGACAAAGTCAAAAAATGGCTTCGCAACGAGGGGTTGAAACAAGGGAGTTATCCCCTTGGTTTTGTAACTGAAATTTGGTATGTTTATAATAAGTAAAAAAATGTGTATAACGAATATATTGATTATTGTTACGTTTAATAATAATAATAATAATAATAATAATAATTATTATAAAAATGGTTTTACTAAAAAAATTTAATAATTTAACACCTTATAGCGATGTTCTTATTATTGGAAAACGTGCTACAGGAAAAACATCATTAGCATTAAATTTTGTTCAAAATTTGAAATTAGGAACAGTGATTACTGATTACAAGTTAGGTTGTGAAACATACAACTCTAAGAAACCAACAGCATCTGTTCATGACACAAATAAAATAAAATCATATGATGATATATTCATTTCAACAGATGAATTTACTATATTTGACATTGGTAACATGAGAGACATAATTAGTGATAAATATGTTAAAAATATGATAATGAACCATAACCACAAACAATTATCGATATGTGCATTAACACATTTATTGGATATACCGCCTGTTTTGCGTTCTCAATTCGACTATGTTTTTATTTTGAGTGAAAATAACATGGGTTGCAGAAAAAAATTATATGAACAATATATTAATATAAAATCTTTTAGTTTTGATGATTTTTGTCGCACGATGGATGATGTTTTTAGCGAAGACTATCAATGTTTGGTTATCAATAATACCATAAAATCCGATAAATTAGAAGATATATTATTTAGATATAAATGTGAATTAGTTAATTAAAAATAAATAATTCTGTTGCGAAGCCATTTTTTGACAAAGTCAAAAAATGAACCCTTTTTGGCGTTAGCCAAAAATAAAGGGGTTCTAAAGGGGGATAGACCCCTTGTTGCGAAGCCATTTTTTGATAAACTTAAAAAATAAAAAATTCTGTTGCGAAGCCATTTTTTGACAAAGTCAAAAAATGAACCCTTTTTTCGACGAAGTCGAAAAAATAAGGGGGTTCTAAAGGGGGCTAGTCCCCCTTATTTAGATTAAAAAGTCAGTTGTTGATGTTTTAACGCCAAATATTATATGTAAAAATACACCTAATCCAAACATAATTATGGTAATAAATACAACAGGAATATTAGTGAATAATGAAATTATGAATGAAAACGCAATAGTCATTACATAATCTACTATAGGAACGTCTAAAATTCTATATTTATGAACGCCTTCGTTGGATTTTCCGAATATATCTTTATATTCACTTAAAAAATCAATTTCATTTAGGAAACAAGATTTGCCAAATAAAGATGTGCAAATATGAGCCATGGTATTATATCGATTAATAATAAAATAATTCTATATTTTTTTTATATAGGTGAATTTTATTTGTGATATTCCAAAAGTTTATATTATCCATGAAATGTAGAAATAAATCTTTATGTTTATCACTTGTTGAATCAATTATACTCGAAAATAAATTAAAATAATCTGTTTTTCCAGATGATAAAAAATCAAATATTTCCATAGGTTGATCCTCGTATTCTAACATAACTTTTCTTACATCACATGTCATTTTTTTCCCACAAACTATAACTATATCAACATCGTTCCATGAAATAGACACATTCATATATGTTTCAGTATTACTATTGGAAACAGGATAATTTCTATATTGTCCAACTGATAATTTATTAATTGTGAATCGTTTAGTATTATAAAATTTGTCACCTAAAATATACTGTAATATACTTAAAACATGAGATTGAAACATGTCGTTAATTAATCCATAACTATCGAAATAATCAATTCTGTCATCAACATCATACATTTCGTTGATAATTATAGTTATTTTCCTAAGTTCGTCTATACCCATCAATCTTGCACAAAGTTTCATATTTATCAAATCATTTTTAACACGATAATGATCAACAAATAATATTTTATCATTTAAATATCTATGTCTAATTTGACCACAATAATCCATGTATTGATTCAATGAATTACCAAATGGTTTCTCTATGAGATATACATTATTTGGATAATTTATTAATTCCGTCGTATTTATATTTTTCATGATCGATAATGTAGCAAATGCAGGAACTCCAAAATAAAATATTATTTTATCTTTTGATTTGTTAATATATTTAATTATATATTTGTATGTGTCCATATCATTGTAATCCACTTTTACATTACTAAATCTTTTTGTAAAATTATTATCATTCTTATAAATAGATAAACCTCCGATAAACGAGTTTTCAGAAATATGTTTTCGACTTAAACATAAACACTTAAAATCTACTTTGGAATCATGAATATACGATAATGAAGGATAAATTTTTTTAGTATATATGTCTCCTGTATATCCAAATAAAATAAAAATTACACCCATAATATATTTATAATATATTATATAACATATGTTTTAGTAAAATCTTTTATTTTTAATATCCACCTTATACCCATGTAAATACTCCCATGGACTTGGTTTCCAAAATAACTCTTCTTTTATAGTATTAATATCTGTATTGTTAATGACTTTTTTGGGAAGTTTCCTAAATTTTACTGATTTATCAACCTTTTTTTCACTGATATTTAACATCGATTTGTTTAAATGAATTAAATAAGTTCCAATAACAAGAAATCCAAGTCCAACAATATTCATCTTAAACTATATCTAAAGATAATGTTTTTTAATTAAAAAATAAAAACACCTCATTTTAACGTAGCCAAAAACAAGGATATAAAAATTCAAATAATTTCAAAGCCTTGTTGCGAAGCCATTTTTGTCAAAGTCAAAAATGAACCCTTTTTTCGACAAAGTCGAAAAAATAAGGGGGTTCTAAAGGGGGCTAGACCCCCTTGTTTCAAACCCTCGTTGCGAAGCCATTTTTGGTTTTACCAAAAATGAACCCTTTTTGTGTCTTCGACACAAAAATAAAGGGGATAAAAATTCTTCGAATTTTTAAAGGGAGCGACTGAAATTCTTCGAATTTCAACCCCTTGTTTCAAACCCTCGTTGCGAAGCCATTTTTGACAAAGTCAAAAATGAACCCTTTTTGTGTCGAAGACACAAAAATAAGGAGGGTTTAAGGGAGGATATCCTCCCTATCCTTTGAAAGAACTAGTTGGAATATTATTTCCAAATAATTCCTGTTTTACTTCTTTCTCTACACCACTATCAAATGTATCATTTTGGTTGAGATTTTTCTCATGAACAGTATCGTTCTGATTAAGGTTCGCCTCTACCACAGGAACAGTCTCTTCTTCATTAGTTTCCTCTCCTAGTTCAGTAATTTTTTTCTGTTTATCTTTATCATCACCGATAGTAATTCCGAAACCTTCATCTTTTTCAGTCTTATTACCTCTTTCTCTTTGTTCGGTTGCGAAGAATTCATCCCTTTGTTTCTTGTTAATCTTATAATTATTAACTAAATCGTTAAGTTGTGCTTCTGCGTAATTTTCGTCTTCAATCTCGTGCGTTTGAGGACTCCAT